CGCATGGGCAACAGCATGATAGGTAAAGTACGAGGCTTACTAGCCCCGTACATGAGTCCGAATAGCATGGTGGGGTAAATGCCTACCGCTGCGATTACCACGTTGCGTAGCACCATCGCAACGGCTTTAACCAATAACGGCGTATGGTCGGTATTTGCTTACCCACCTGCCACGATATTGGCTAACAGCTGCGTGGTATTACCGGCAGATCCATATCTCACACCTAGCAATAACAGCTACATAACTATTTCGCCTATGGCTAATTTTAAGATTCTGCTAACTGTGCCGATGTTTGATAACCAAGGCAACCTGCAGGGCATAGAGGATTTCATCGTTGCAGCCTATACAAAACTAGCTGCATCTAATCTTGTATTTAATATAACTAGCGTTAGCGCGCCCGGTGTATTAAATGCTGATAGCGGTGACTTGCTTACCGCCGAATTTAATATATCCATACTAACGAGCTGGAGTTAAACCATGTCATATACAGATGAGGATATTGCCTTCTTAATTAAGATCGGGCAGATCGAAGCAGCACCAGTAAAAGAAACAAAGACCAAAGCACCCGTAACCGAGCAGATCGAGGAATAAACAAATGGCCGTATATTTAAGCAATACCGTTGTAGTAACGCTGAACTCAGTAGTTTTATCAGATCACGTTACAAGCGCAACTATTAACCGCGTGTTCGATGAACTCGAAGTAACTGCTATGGGCGACACAGCTCATAAGTTCGTTAAGGGTTTAGAGGCATCCACAATCACTTTAGATTTCCTAAGCGATACAGCTGCAGCAAACGTAAATGCAACTTTGCAAGCCGCATGGGGTACAACAGTACCAATTACGCTAAAGCAGACAAGCGCAGTGGTATCAGCTACTAATCCGCTATACAGCACAACAATCCTAGTTAATAACACAACCGATATTAACGGCGCAGTAGCAGACATCGCTACACAATCAATTACATTTACTTGTAATTCACCAATCGTAATTACTACCGCACCATAATAAACAGAATAGGGGCTAACAAATGGCTAAGTTAAAGATCACAAAGGCTGATGGTTCAATATCTGATCACCAGATAACACCATCGATCGAGTACGCGTTCGAGTTATATGCTAAAAAAGGTTTTCATAAAGCCTTTAGAGATGACGAGAAGCAGTCAGATGTTTATTGGTTGGCGTGGGAGTGTTTAAGAGCTGCAGGCGAAACCGTGCCAATGTTCGGTGCACCGTTCTTAGCAACACTTAAAAAGGTTGAGGTTCTGGATGATGACCCGGAACTATAGGGCGTGACTCGTTTACTTACTTGATCGCACGGATCAGTTTGGAAACGGGTATCGCGCCCAATGATTTACTAGCACTAGATAGCAGGATGTTTAAGACTTTATTGCAGGCGATGAAAGACCGAAATAAGGAGATGCGAGATGCCAGCACAGGTAATAGGCGGAATCGCACTTCGTAAAGCCTTAAAGAAATTTACGCCTGATTTAGCAAAACAAACGCAAGCAGAAATGGCTAATTTGCTTAGACCAATAGCAACTAAAGCTAAAGGGTTTATTCCACGCCAAGCACCGTTATCGGGCTGGGGTAAAGAATCTATAGATGGAAAATTCCCATTATGGGAAGGCTCAGCTGCTAGAAGTGGAGTAGGTTATAAAACCACACCTAGCAAGCCTAACCGCCAAGGCTTTAGAGCATTAGCGCGTATTCAAAACGCATCCGCATCGGGTGCAATCTATGAAACTGCTGGCCGTGTAAATCCTAATGGCCGTGAACAAGGTGCTGCATTTATTGTGCAAGTACCGGGTCACAAAGATTTTGGTAAAAATAAAGTAGGTGCTAATAAAGGCCAGGGTCGTAGCCGTAACCCATATGCTGGTTCGATATTCGTACAAGCCATTAACCAGTATGGCGTAATTGTAGATGCCAATAATCAAACAGGCGCAGGCCGTAGATCCCGCAAGATGAAAGGCCGCGCAATCTTTCGCGCATGGAAAGAGGATGGCGGCAAGACTAACGCAGCTGTTATTAAGGCTATTGAGTTATCTCGGGATAAGTTTAACAAGGCTGTGGGGTATAACTAATGGCCGTAGATCCATCCGTAAGAATTGATATAGCCGCCGAATTTACTGGCAAAAAGGCATTTAAGCAGGCAGATACATCTACGGCGCAACTATCTAAAAATGTAAAGAATTTAGCTAAGACTTTTGGAGTCGCGTTTAGCGCAACTAGGGTATTGGCATATGCCAAGGCATCGGTAAAGGCTGCAGCTGCAGATCAGAAGGCGCAACAGCAATTAGCCCTAGCACTTAAAAACGTAGGCTTAGGTCGAGATGCAGCAACCGCTGAAGGTTACATACAGCGCATCGAAAAAGAGTTTGGCATAGTCGATGACAAGCTGCGCCCAGCCTATACAAAGTTAGCAATAGCCACACGCGATACAGCTGAAACTGAACGCTTAATGGGTATCGCGATGGATATAAGCGCGAATAGTGGCAAAGATTTAGAATCAGTTACAGCTGCATTATCAAAGGCTTATCTGGGCAATAACGCCACGCTTAGTAAATTAGGCATAGGCATATCTAAAGCCGATCTAAAAACTAAATCTTTCAAAGAGATAACAGACCAGTTAGCCGTAACCTTTGCAGGCGCAGCCAAGACATCTGCAGATTCTTTTGCTGGCTCAATGGACAAACTGGCTATTGCATCTAATAATGCTAAAGAGATTATCGGTACAAGCCTTATTAATGCCCTGCAATCTTTGGGCGATGATGACAGCATATCTACCCTTGGGGCGGATATTGAAGGCGCAGCTACATCCTTGGCTAATTTCGTTGATTCGATCGTGTATCTAAAAGAGCAAGTCAAATCCATACCCGGTGCTGGCATTTTCGGTTATTTATTTAGCGGCGTAACTGATCTGCTAGGCAGATTTAGCCCACAGCGTTTGGCATATCTGATCAAAGAAATTAAGGGTTTCCAAGGCATGGGTAACGTTGCCATGACTGGCGGCTCAAATATGGATACCCAGAAATTTGAAGCAGATCAAAAGAAAGCTGCTGCCGCTAAAATTGCAGCCGATAAAAAAGCCGCAGCTAATAAGATTAAGGCCGATAAAATGGCCGCAGCTAATGCAGCCAAACTTGCTAAAGCCGCTGCTGTATTTGAAATACAAAAGATTCAAATAGCCGCTGCGCTAAAAGGCAAGATAAGCGAAGAAGAAAAAATACGCTTACAACTTATGCAGGCTATTGCAGATGAGGATGCTGATAAAGCCGAGAAACTAGCCAAGAAGTTAGAGGAGATCCAGGCAAAAAATGCCAAGATTGCTGCCGATCTCTTAGCAATCGGTCAGGCTAAAGATCCATTTTCTACATGGGCTGGCAGTTTATCTTTAGCGTTAGAAGCTCTGCGTAAATTAGGTGTAGGCATGACTACTTTAATTCCAGGTGTTGATTTTAATCCTGCTCAGAGTAAAGATCGCAATTACGATCAAGCCGCTGCTGCTGCCGCCGCCGCAGCTGCCGCTGCTGCTAAAGCCGCTGCAGACAAAGCTGCCGCAGACAAAGCTGCCGCCGAAACTGCAGCGATACTTGGCGGTGCTGCCGAAAAAGAGGCAGCCGACAAAGCTGCTGCCGCTGCTGCCGCAGCCGCCCTTGCAGGTGCTGGTATTACTAACAACCCTGCTCAAAGCAAAGATCGCAATTATGATGAGAAAATTGCCGCCCAAACCGCTGCTGCTGCCGCCGCCGCTGCCTTAGCTGCAGCACCTACTAATACTGCCCCTGGTGCTGGTATGACTTTTAATCCTACTCAGAGCAGAGATCGCAATTATGATGCTGCTAATCCAACACAAATTACTATTGTTATTGAAGGCAACGTATTAGATGGTGATGACTTTACCGAAAAGGTAAACGATGCGTTACTAAATGCCAATAGGCAAGGTTTGCCACGCACAGCTGCTGGATTCTTAGTGGATGCCGGCTAATGACAGTCCCAGTAATTAACGCGGTCATTAATTTTTCTACTGGCCCTAGTTTTGCCCAAGCATTTATTCTTGGCGAAGGCATACTTGGTACTAATATCCTTGCCGATTCAGCTGCAGTTATCGTAGATGTAAGTAACGTAGTCGATAGCGTAAGCATTAAGCGCGGCCGTAATCCGCAGGCCGATGAATTTCAGACAGGTACTCTAACCCTGCGGATCGTAGATCAAAACGGCGACTTTAATCCGCAAAACCCGAGCAGCCCGTATTTTGGCCTACTTAATCCAATGCGTAAGGTGTCTATATCAGCTACCTATAGCGGTGTCACGTATGCCATGTTTTCGGGATTTATTACCAGCTACACCACCACTACGCCTAAAAACGCTACCGATGTAGTTTATACAACCATCCAAGCCGTAGATGCCCTAAGACTGGCTCAAAATGCCCAGATCAGTACAGTCGCAGGGGCTACTGCAGGCGATTTAAGTGGTACAAGAATTAACCAGATTCTCGATCAGATTGCTTGGCCAGAATCCATGCGTGACGTTGATTCGGGGCTAACGCAACTGCAAAACGATCCGGGTAGTCCTCGTACATCCCTAGCCGCATTACAAACTGTTACCAATAGCGAATACGGCGCGTTCTACGTTGATGCCTCTGGATCTTTCGTATTTCAAGATCGATCAGTAACTACTGCCAGCATCGCAGGTACACCTACAGTATTTAACGATAACGGCACAGATATTGGCTATTTCAATGCTGTATGGCGACTTGATGACACGCTGGTATTTAATCAAGCTAACGTAACCCGTACAGGTGGCACAGTCCAGAACGCTACTAACGCAGCTAGTGTTGAGAAGTATTTTGCTCATACTTACAATATCCAAAACTTGCTCATGCAGACCGATGCAGTAGCCCTGGACTATGCACGAGCCTATGTAGCAAGCCGTGCCGAAACCAGCGTGAGATGCGATGCGATCGAGCTAGACCTTTACACAGACAATTACAACACAGGCATAATTGCAGCCTTAGATTTAGATTTCTTTGATCCTGTAACTATAACTACTAACCAACCAGGTGCATCTACCCTTACTAAAACCTTACAAATATTTGGCGTGGCACATACGGTTACACCCAATAAATGGCGTACAACCTTTACTACACTTGAACCCGTGATAGACGGGTTTATATTGAACTCAACCCAATACGGCGTACTTGATACATCCGTATTGAGCTATTAAGGAGATAAGAAAATGGGAGCAGGACTAGGCTTTAAAGATTTTACAACAGGAGAAGTTTTAACGAGTAATGACGTTGATGGTTATTTGATGCAAGGCGTATGGGTATTTGCGGATGCAGCAGCCCGTACAGCTGCAGTAACTAGCCCGCAAGAAGGCAATATGAGTTACTTGAAAGATATTAACTCAACTGAGTATTACAGCGGATCAGCGTGGGTAGCAGTAGCGCCAGCATCATCAGGTGGCATGACCTCAATAGCCTCTGGATCACTTTCAACTGGCACTTTATCTTTAACAGGCATTGTGGGAACTTACAAAGATTTAAGGCTTGTATTACGCAATTATTACCAATCCACGGCCTCAACTTTTAAGGTAACTGTAAACTCAGTTACAAGTTACGACTGGATTCAAATGGTTACCGCTACTGCATCGGGTGGATCTACTCAGTTTGAAACTGGCCTAGCACAAACAAATATTAATACATCTTATAACTCACCATCTACAAGCTCAACTGCCTCAGCGTTTTCAGCTAATTTTTATGATTACACAAATACAACCGCTAACAAATTAATAGATATTGATTTTGGCTATATCAAAAACACAGGTGGGGCAAGGGAACTTGTACAAACAAGTGCGATAGCCAATACAACTGCAGCAATTACCTCAATAACACTAACCCAGTCTGCTGGCACTTTTTCTGGCGGCACTTACATACTTTACGGGATTAACTAATGACAACTATAAAAATTCATAATGTAGAAACAGGCGACATTGTAGAACGCGATATGACTAAAGACGAGTCAGACGCGTTAAAAAAACAAAATGATGCAGACAAAGCAATCGAAGCTGATCGCCAAGCTAAAAATGCAGCTAAGGAAGCATTACTTGCTAAATTAGGTATTACTGCCGAGGAAGCCGCGCTACTGCTCAAATGACAGCCATAAGCTATAACGGCTGGCCAGCCTCTAAGGATGTTGAGTCGATCCGTATCAAGTCTTACCCAGTAAAGGGTACAAAGATTAAGCTGCGATGCGCTTATTTTGCTGCGCCTTTACTGGTTGCTTTTGCTGAGCAGTTTAATGAGCTGATCGAGCCGATCGATGGCGGTACGTTAGATGATTGGGGCTACTGCTATCGTGATGTTCGAGGCGTACCGGGCAAGTTAAGTAATCACAGCAGCGGTACGGCTATCGATCTAAATGCGACTAAGCATCCGTTAGGTAAAGCTGGCACGTTCCCAGCTGAGAAAATTCCGATGATCCAGGCATTGACTAAAAAATATGCTTTGAACTGGGGCGGTAATTGGACTAGGAAAGATGAAATGCATTGGGAATTGGCACTAGACCCAGTTAAAACAGCCAAACACATAGAAAAGTTAGGATTAAAATATGCCGACTAGCGCACAAGTAACAGTAACCACTACAGCCACGCTTTTAGTAGCTGCAAATATTATGGATCAAACAGTATTGCTACATAATTTAGGCGGCGGTGCTGTGTATCTAGGCGATGTCAACGTAACCACATCAAACGGCTACAAACTAGATAACGGCGATAAGTTGCAAGTGCCAGTAGGAGATCACGAAGGCTTATATGGAATTGCTGCATCGGGTACGCATACGATTGCAGTACTTAAACAAGTCAATTAAGGGCATTTAGGAGTAAGACCATGAAAGAACAAGCTAAGGCCGCTGGCCTGTCATACCTACGCGCTGCGTTTAGCTGCGCAGCTGCGCTTTACATGTCCGGCATTACAGATTACAAGACATTAGGCAACGCATTTATTGCTGGACTACTTGGCCCTTTATTGCGCGCCATGAATCCTAGCGACAGCACTTTCGGCGTTAAGTAATGACGGCCGCCCAGTCGCTATTAGCAATAGCCATAGGTATCTGCACACTTATGGGGTTTGCGGCTGGGCTGGTTCGCCATCTAGTCAAGTATTACCTAAGCGAATTACGCATAGACAATAACGGCGGCCATAACCTAAGAGGTCGTGTGGATCGTATTGAAAGCAAGGTTGACTCGATCTACGAAATGTTGCTACAGCGTTAGGCGTGTCGGTTATTGCCAACTGTCATACCCAGGCTTTACCCTTTATTTACACGTTAGGCAGGGCTACCTAATTCGGTGTAGCACGGCTTAACCCAAACAAGGGCGAAGTAAATGGATATAGAAAAAGTAGCAGTATTCGTAATAATGGTTAGTATTGCTTGGTTTATCGTAGGTTGGTCAGTCGGTTACAAAGAAGGCGTGAAGGATGGCTACAATCGTGGCCGCGCAGCTGGTATGCGTGTCGCTAGTGATCGTGTGGTCAAGTAATGGCCTTTGACCTAAATAATTATGAGGATGTTAACAGCCGCATCAAGCGATTCCGCGAAACCCATATTTCGGGCAGGATCATTACTGAGATCGTTGAGATTAACGTAAAGGATGGTTATGTAATCATCCGTGCCAGCGTATTTCGTGAGCATGAGGATGTAGTACCGGCGGCTGTTGATTATGCCTATGAGCTGCGTACTGATCGGGGCGTAAACAGGGATTTTTGGATCGAGAACTGCAGCACCAGCGCAATCGGTCGAGCCATCGGGTTATTAATGCCTAGCGATGCACGCCCTACACGGCAGGACATGGAGAAGGTAGAACGATTACAGGCTCAGCCTGCAGTAGAGGTTGATCTATGGGCTACTGCTACACCTGCAGTAAAGGTTGATGGCGTGGGAAGTGTGCGCCCAGCTGCGGAAACTATTGCAGACATTAAAGCGCAATTAGGCGGCGAGATCGTAGATGCTGCGCCTATCTGCTCCCACGGCCGCATGGTTTACAAGGAAGGCGTAAGCCCTAAAACTGGGCAAAAATACCGGGGTTATACCTGTAGCAGTAAGTCAAGGGCAGATCAATGCAAACCAATATGGCTATAACTGAGATGGCGCAGATCGTCCAGGTAATCTTAGATCGATCGCAGGAGTTACAGGCAGCAGCTAGTGGGTTTGCCCGTAGTACAGGCGAGAAGGCTAATACGCCAGATCATGCTGGGCGATATAACACAAAAATAAACTTTCACGAGTTCGTAGCTGAGCATAGTGAAGCTGCTGGTGCAGAGATCGCAGTCGCGCAGTACATGGGTATCCGTAACTTTATACCTACCGTAAACACTTTCCACGATGAAGCCGATATAACGCTAGGCAATCTAGGGTTTGAAGTTAAGTGGACTAAGTACATTAACGGTCATTTAATCATCCATAAAGATTACCCACGCCTAAACGATGTGGCGATCTTGGTCTGTAATAAGTCACCTGTCTATCAAATCATCGGCTGGATGCCCGTGCTATGGGCTAAGAAGGCCAAGTATTACAACCCTGCAGATGGCAATTTCTGGGTATCTCAACGTGAGTTATTCGAGATGGATACATTAAGGAAGTCGATCTATGGCACTACTCAGGATTAACTGCCGTGTTTGCGCCAAGATCGGTAGCGGCATGCAGACTCATAAAATCGTAGATGAATTCATTAACCTACCGCCTAACGTAGTTTGCGTTCAATGCCTAGGCTGTGGCGTTATGGGCATAGAGATGCTACTCAATAGTAAACGCGCTAAAGATGAGGACATGTTAAATGACTAACCAATTAAGTATTAGCTGTAATTGCTATGACTTTAAAGAGATGGATCTATTGGTACACCTGGTAAACGGGGCTATACCTATGATTATTATTAAGTGTGAGAACTGCGAAAGCGCGTACACAGTTATGCCTAATTCGGTGCAAAATGCCTAGTTACCTATACCGATGCGATCAATGCGGCGTTGAACTAGAGATGAATCACCCGGTAAGTACACACGGCGACAGCGCACCCTTATGCTGCAGCTACCCAATGATGCGCGTATTTAGCGCACCTTCAATCATATTTAAGGGAACAGGATGGGGTAAAGATAAATGAGTAATACAGAGATGCGTACGATATTGCAGGATTTACGAAACTTGATAGCTAAAGAAATTGAAAACAAGTACATGCCGTTACATGTATGCCAAACTTGTAACAACCTAGCCGAAGGCGCGTTAGTTGAACGCATAGTGGCCACAATTAGAGGTGAATACGATGCCGATTAATCCAGATGACTGGGCAATAGCCGAACGTATTGCACGTTTTAGCAAAACACACAGAACGCCACAAGATGTTATTGCTGCGTTTCAGGATCTGATGCAACAGGTAGATGCGGATGATAACGATGAGTAAACGGCTTGGCCAGGAGTTTTACACAGTTGCGGATAACGCTGTGTATAACGCATGCTGTGACTCAATACAGTTTAAGTACCTGTGCAAAACCTGTGGACAAAACGCAGGATGCTACTTCTGCGCCTTTAACCCAGATGAAAAGCATGAGTGCGATGAGTAGCGACACGCCCAAGATCCCGCGTAAATTGAAATGGATTTGGTGGGGCATGATACAATCTATTCTTGTAATAGCATTTAATAATAATGCTTATGCTATTAATAATAATGATATAGAGAAAGAAAAATATTTACTCTATAGTCATATTAAATTAACTAACCATAGGCAATACCTATGTCTAGAGCAGCTTTGGTACTTAGAATCTAAATGGAATCCAAGAGCTGATAACAAGCGATCTACTGCCTTTGGTATTCCACAGCTGTTAAAGCTAAAGACTAAAGACCCTTACAAGCAAATAGATGCAGGCCTTATCTATATTGCTAAACGTTATGGCACACCATGCAAGGCGTTGGCGTTTCATCTAAAGACCGGACATTACTGATGGCGAAGCGAGGCGATCCACGCAGCCAACGTAAGTACAAGGCGATCAGGCTTACAGTCCTGGCCAGGGATCAGTACACCTGTTACTACTGCAACCAACCAGCTCATACAGTCGATCACATAATCCCAGTATCTAGATCAACTGAGGCAGAGGCTTATGATCCTAATAACATGGTTGCCTGCTGTAGTCGATGCAATAGTAGGCGTGGATCTCGTAATCAGGCTGTTTTTTTAGCACAGACGGCTACCCCCCCTGCCTTTTCGTCCAATTTATCCCCGAACGTGGTTGAAACGGTTCACAAAGGCCCGATGACTGGTAATCTGTAGAAAATGACCCTAGAACTTGTACAAAGCCCACCAGCCCTTACGGGGGCTGTTCTACCTAGGCTGCATACGCCATGGCTTGAAGGCGAATCTAAGGTAGATGTCATAATTAAACTTGCTGAGTTAATCGGCCAGCCCCTTTTAGAGTGGCAGATCGTAATTCTGCGAGATATGTGCGCCGTAGATGAAAATGACCTGTTTATAAAAAAATCTAGCTTGTTAGTTTGCAGCCGCCAGTCCGGTAAAAGCCATGTTCTGCGTATGCGCGTACTTGCAGGTTTATTTTATTTTGGCGAGATGAATATCCTTATTATGAGTTCGCAAATGCTTATGGCCTCTAAGTCGCTGGAGATTATGGCAGGCATTATTGATCGCAACGAGTTTCTACGCCGCGACGTAAAAGGCGGCAATATCGAGAAGGCTTACAAGCGCACTAATGGTAATAACCGAATCATCCTAGAATCGGGCGCAGAGGTTCGAGTAGTAGCTGCGACTGCAGACTCTAGCCGCGGTTTAACTGCCGATGTGGTTTGGATCGATGAGCTGCGCCACGTTGGTACAGAGGCGTTAGATGCGGTAAAAAGTACGACTCTAACTCGACCTAATTCGCAGCGGTTCTACACCTCTAACGCTGGCTTTAAAGATAGCCATGTACTAAATGACATGCGCGAAAGATCGCTAAACAAGCCGCCTAAATCGGTGGGTTATTACGAATACAGCGCGCACGATGGCTGTGATATTTGGGATCGATCAGCCTGGGCGATGGCTAACCCGTCATTAGGCTTATTGATAACCGAAGCCGCCATGGAGGAGATAGTTGCTACCTCTGATTACAGCGCGGTAATGACTGAGAACTTATGCAAGTGGGTAGGCACAGACTTGTCACCCTGGACACCTGGCAGCTGGGAGGAGTGTGCCGATCCTAATCTTATTATCAGCCCTGGCATGTACTCGATGTTTGCCTTTGACCTAGAGCCACACGCAAAACGCCACGCAGCTTTAATGGCTGGGGCTATATTGCCCGATGGCCGAATCGGTATCAGCCTGGTTAAAACATGGGAATCAGATCGTGCGATCGATGAGCTAAAGATTGCCGTAGATATTAAAGGCTACTGCGATGAGTGGATGCCTAAGCAAGTCCTGTTCGATAAATACACCGGGCAGGCTATTGCCGATCGCTTACATGTATCAGGCGTAAAGGTAGAGGATTGCTCAGGCTCGCAGTTCTATACAGCTTGTTCGACCTTTAAAGATTACATAGACAATAAGCGCGTAGTTCACGGCGATCAAGAATTCTTAAATGAGTCCATGGATAACGTAGCTGCTAAAAGTAACGATCAAGCCTGGAGAATTATTCGCAAGCGATCCAGCGGCAGCGTAGCCGCGCCCATCAGCGCAGCCATGCTGGTCATGCACCTATCTAAGCCAATGCAGGAAGCCAAGATATACGCCTAGCGACACGCCGAACAGAATCGGTAATGTGCTTGACAATTTGAGAAAATCGCCCTTATGGGATTACTGGAAACTTTAGGCTTTAAGGGTAAGGCAGAAGTTACTGCCCAATACGCCCCTGCCATAATGGATAGTAGCTACGGCGTAGGCATGTACAGCTATAACAGCGGCCTATCTAATTATGGTTATGGCGTTGCGATGGATCGCAATCTAGCTTTGCAAGTTGCCAGCGTTAGCCGCTGCCGTAACTTAATTGCTGGTGTTATTTCCAGCATCGATCTTGGACTATACAAAAAATCTACAGGTAAAAAATTAGAATCCCCGGTATGGCTAGATCAAATGGATATTCGCCAACCACGCAGCGTTACGATCGCCTACCTGGTCGATGCGTTGCTGTTCTATGGCGTGGGCTACCTACGCGTATCGTCTTTGTACCAGGATGACAATCGCCCATCAGGTTTTGAATTTATATCTAATACACGCGTTACCGTAACTACAAACAAGTACGGCGATGAAGTTGAATATTATGCAGTCAATGGCGAACGCGTACCGATGTCTGGTATTGGTTCGCTAGTTACATTTCAATCGCTACTGCCTGGCGTATTACAAACTGGCGGCCGCACAATACAAGCTGCGTTAGATATTCAAAAGGCTGCAGCTGTTGCAGCTGCTACGCCAATGGCCACTACAATCTTGAAAAATACTGGTGCAGATTTACCAGAAGCGCAAGTACAAGGTTTACTAGCAGCTTGGAAATCGGCGAGAAATTCGCGTTCAACTGCATATTTAACTAGCACCTTAGAGGCGCAAAATATTGGCTTTAGCCCTAAAGATATGACCTATAACGAAAGTAGCCAATACCTTGCTACAGAGATTGCGCGCTTAATGAACGTGCCTGCGTATTATATTTCTGCAGATATGAATAATAGCATGACGTATCAAAATATCTTAGACGGCCGTAAAGAATTTGTAGCTTACTCACTACAGCCATTTATAAGCGCAATCGAAAACCGTTTAAGCATGGATGATCTAACTGCGCACGGTAACGTAGTGCGTTTTGCTATTGATGAAACTTTCTTACGCGCAGATACTATGGCGCGTTTAGATGCAATCGAAAAAATGTTAAACCTAGGTTTGATAGATGTAGAGCAAGCACAATCTATGGAACAGTTAACGCCAAATGGATCAGGAGATACTGCAAATGTTGCACTTAACGTTTAATAACGCGATCGAGGCGGCCGATGGAGATCGCCGCATGATCTCAGGCAAAATCGCGCCATACAACGAGGTCGGTTATACGTCTGCTGGCCCGGTTGTATTTGAAAAAGGATCTATCGCAATTCCAGATGCAACAAAAATTAAATTGCTAATGCAGCATGACAGCACTAAGCCAGTAGGCCGTGCTACAAACTTTAGCGATGGCACAGATGGCATTTATGCATCTTTTAAAATTTCAAGTAGCAGCCGGGGACAGGATGCACTTGTACTAGCTCAGGAAAACCTTGTATCTGGTTTATCCGTTGGTGTGGATGTATCCGCATCAAAGCAGATGAAAGGCTACCTGTTAGTTACCGCTGCAGTCCTGAAAGAAGTAAGCCTAGTAGAGTCGGCTGCTTTTGATTCAGCAGCGGTTACTGATATTGCAGCTGCTAAGGCTGCACTAGAAGCAGCAAACAGCACAAAAACCACAATCATCCATACAGAGATGATTGAAACCGAAACCGAAACCGAAAGCGAGGCAGCTGTGACTACAGCCCCTATTGATACACCGGATGTACCGGCAGAAAAACCAGTCGAGGCTGCACCAGTTCAAGCAGCTCGCCCAATTATTCGCCCATCCGTATTAGACAGCCAGACAGTCCGTACACCAATTACATCTATGGGTAAGTACACAGAGCATAAGATTCAGGCTGCCTTAGGCAACCAAGATTCCCAGCTATATGTAACAGCTGCAGATGATTCTTTTACTACTAACCCAGGATTTAACCCAACACAGTACCTAAGCGAGTTTGTTACTAACACACGTTTTGGTACACCTACTATCGATGCATGTAGCCAAGGCGTTTTGCCACCTACAGGTATGACAATCAACGTGCCTTCACTTGTGACATCTGCAGGCGGCGGTACAGG